TCAGATTCCTGGATCATTAGTTTATGAGAATTCTATTATGGAGGTAATCCCACAAGCACTACAAATGTCGTCGTCAGAATATGCCAGAATGGTCGACCAGCTTAGGGTTGATCGTGAAAAAATTGTTAATAATAACATCCAAATATTGGATAGATTATTTAAAAGATGAATTTTGTCAATCTAGGTTGGTACAATCTAGATTGACCAAAAACTATTAATATAATATAATTTGTTATTAAATGAAAATTGCCTATTATGAACCTAATTATTATCATAGTGAAATTCTTGCATCCTTTTTGGAATATTTTAAAAGGTATTCCTGTCGGCTAACCGTTTATTATGATGAAGATCTATCGAAATGGATAGTATACTACCGTCAATTTTATCATTTTGAGGAAAAGCCTACCAGATTATTTTTTTCAGAATACACACTATATGATCATATTATCATCGGCTCTTTTGATACAGGAACATCAGAAATTATACATCCGTCCAAAATAATTGTGGTCCATGCAGCCCATGAAATAGTAAATATTAAAAATGCACAGATTATTGTACTAACTCCTCTAAACTATCGTCCTAATTTTTATTATATACTACCCATACATCAATTTGTGGACACTCATATTCATAAAAAGATAGATTTCATTATAATAGGACACATATATGTCCAATATCGGGACACTAAAGACCTGATGAATTTTCTTAATTCTAATCTAAAATTTAGCCTACACATATTCGTACGTAAAGCTTCTAAAAAATACATAAAACACAAATTAATTCCCATGGTACAAAAAAATCCCAATATAGTTTTCCATGAAAATGTAAAAGCACAAGAACTAGAAGGATATCTAAAATCTGCAAAGTTTATATTACCCTTTGTAAAAAAGAATGGACCCTATCATAATGATCGTTTAACGGGTAGTATTGCGCTGGCCTATAATTATCTACTACCACCCATCCTGGACAGAAAAACACAAAATATCTATCAGATTCCTGGATCATTAGTTTATGAGAATTCTATTATGGAGGTGATTCCACAAGCACTACAAATGTCGTCGTCAGAATATGCCAGAATGGTCGACCAGCTCAGGGTTGAACGGGAAAAAATAGTCAATAATAACATTCAAATGTTAGATAAAATATTTAGAAAATGAATATATCCTTTTGGCTATTTTTTCCAAAAAAACCATTATAAATAATCTTTATTTTAGAAAAAATATTTAAAAATAATATAATGAAAATTAACCAGGTTATTACAGCTTCTGATCTAACAAAACATTATATTCAACTATTACCTATGGTGGACCGATTATGGTCCCAAATGGGACTTAAATGTTATTTTATCCTGGTGGCCCCAGAAATACCCGAAAATCTTAAAGTATATCAAGACCGGATCATACTTTTTAGACCTTTACCGGGTGTACATACAAGTTATATCGCACAAGTCATCCGCATACTCTACCCTTGTCTGCTCCCAGGATCGACATTAACCACCGATATAGATATTTTTCCTATATCCCACAAATATTATGTTCAATCTATTGGAAAAATTCCCGAGGACCATTTTGTAACCTATACGGACAGATATATATCACAAAAAATGTTGGCCATATGTTATAATGTAGCGCACCAGAATACATGGCAAGAAATATTTAGGATTAATAGTATAGAGGACATTATACAAAAATTGGTATCCTGGTACAATGTAAACTATAATGGTACTAAAAATTGTCCAGGATGGTTTACCGACCAACAAAAATTGTACGAACATGTAATAAATTGGTCCGGATATCCTGCGAGGGTTACTATTCTTAATGATCTAGCTATAGGATTTTCACGGCTTGATAAAAGGAAATCTAAATATATTTGTACACATATGGACGAAATACTTGAAAATATTAGACTGGGAAGATATACTGATTTTCATTGTATTAAGCCTTATTATAAATATCAGGATACTGTTGACCAAATTTTTCGGACGATTAATAACTTTATCCGACAATCATATGTGTCCTATGATATAAATTTATAGGCATAATTTTCGTATTCTTAATATATTTGGGTAGGTTAATAATCCGGATATATTCACGTTTTGTTCGAATTTTTCGGTTTCCCAAAAGAATAGTATATTGTCCTTTTCTGGGTCCCCTATCGACCAGGGTTGCAGGATAATATCCATGGCCGGTATATTTAAAAATGATTGGTTCGTTTGGTTCAATATTATGGACAATTTCTACATTTTGGAAATTAAAATTAGAATTTTTCAAATTATTATGGACGGCCAGGCTGATGAGGGAAAGTATGAAGTCTTGTACTGCCTCCCGGATAATATTTAATGGGACATTAAGGCTGGCCTGAATATTTTTTTTCGGGAAATCTAGATGGAATGTAAAATGATCATCCCCTTGGACCACAGAAATACGGCAAAAGATATGGGTAGACTCTTGGACCATAAACTGTGGAAATAAATCCAATATTTTGGATTTATTTTTACAAAAGATTGGATAATATTGATAGAGTAAAGTATAGGCTAGTTCATCAAAAAGGACGGGCAACTTGTCATTTTCCAATAATATACATAATTTGTTAGAATGTAATTTATGCCGGGGCATGCATTTATAATAAATATCTGCATGGCCAACCCATCTAACTTTAAGACCTAATTTTCGAATATGATGTTCGATTAATTTTTGACCATCTAAAAGTATACCTTCATGGGCATAGGATTCTATCTGATCAAAAAGGGAGCATAGCTGTTGCATCACCTTAGGCGTACCCGCGAAATATTTATCATTAGTTTCTAATCGTGAGATTGTAGCATAACTATCGCGTATAAGATAAACACTCTGATCGTTCGGAGTACCCAGATCATTGGGACCAAAATGGTCCTCCCAGATAAAATCAAGACGTGCACGTATGATCAGATCATAATTTTTTGTACCTATTAGGCGAAAACATTCCCGAATCTTATAGTACATGCAACAGGCGTTGATTGCATAATTACGTGTATGATCATCCATATTTTTTGTATCTATTCGGCACATTTCCAATATTTTCTGGACCCATTGATCGTTGAACTCATGGATCTGATATTCTACCGGCCGTAACATCTGGATGATCTCCTCCGGAGTAACAACGTCATTACGCCATTTAAACCTATTATTTTTGTCCAGTTGGGATACATCATGCATTGTCCAAAGATGTAAATATATATCGGCCTCAAAATTATCCAAAAAATATTTTTTAAGACTCGGATAGCATGTCTTTAGATCACGAGCTGATCCTGAAAAGCAAATAGCAGTTTTCATATGTAAAATAATATAATTATATATATTATTTTACATTTATATGTCGGACAAATATGAAATTATCATAGTTGCTGAAGATTATCCTGGTTATGGAGGATTTGGCACGTATGCCTATAATATTTTTAAAATCCTTTCGAATAATTATCAAGTTGCTTTGGTCTATCTTCTTAAGGAAGAAGTATATGCCAAATTTTTTATTAATTTTAAAATTAATAACATTTACCATTATTATTTATCCAATTTTGATGATATATTTTATCATATAGACGATCATCAAAAGTCCAATAAGTATGATGACATATGGAAAAAATTTTTAAAATGGCTCCAAGAAAATCATATTAATAGGACTAGAATATTAATTAGTATTAGTCCTAAAACACTTTCTTTAGCAAACTATAGTATTAAATATTTAAGACACATATACCGTATGGGAAATATCCATGGTAAAAGAATGTTTAGTAATATTTGGGAGTATAATGATATGAGTAATCTTCAGAATATTACCATTGAATATTATCCGATTAATAATATCCTCCTAAATAATCCTAATATTGAAATATTGCCTAACTCTCCACTAACAGAACATTTTGCAAATATTCTTAAAGAAAAATTAGGACTGAATAATAAAATTCACCATCATATTATTTTAACGCCTTATGAACTATCCCATCAGAAGAATAATGTACCAAAAGAATATGATATCATCTATGTTTCTTCAGACTTATCACGCAAAATAAAAAATTTTAATTTAGCCTTTTATATTTTTAAACATTTCCCAAACAATACCAAAATTTTAGTAGGCCGAGGTTCTACTAAATATGCTTCCAAATTCTCTAATGTTATCCATTATGAATATTTGGAAAATACCCAACTGGTGGATCTTATTTCAAAATGTCGTATACTAATCCTAACATCACAATTAGATGCAGGACCCAATGTAATTTTAGAGGCTATTATATCCAAAACTATACCTATCATGTACTATATGACAGGTTTTGTACCCTACTTTAATGACCAATACATATGTAAAACATTTGAACTAAACGAATGGACTTCAAAAATAGAAAATATTCTAAAAAATTACAATAATATTAATTTTAACAAAGAGTTTTCTAAGATTATCGATCGTATATTAAATGATAAATATAAATTATTCCATCTATTGGATGAATATTTATGTGAAAGCTATTTATTAGATTATTTAGAAAATAATATGGCCAAAAGGACAATATTTACATTTAATAGGATTAAAAAAATAAAATTAATTGATAACCAAATCCTTTATGATTGGTATTTCCGATCTCTCAAAGAAAATGTCTAGGCCGTTCAAAATTTGCGTATAATATCCGCAAGGATTGATCACTAGTTTAGATTGATCATCAATAATATATTGATATTTATAATTTTTATTAAATATATGTATCTGATTGTTCAAATCTAATCTTAAACACCATTGTTCATCTTTTTGGTAAATTTTTTTCCCTTGAGCGATCAACATAAAATTATCCGTACGCCCCAAAAGGTTATTATCATGGATCATTTTTTGCAAATTATCATGAATAGGCATATAGGAAATATCCCATTCTATCAATATATTATACTCATTTTTGGAAAAACATTTCAGATAATATTTGGCTAATTTTATATTATATTGGTCATCATAACCAATTTTCCAAAAATGAGAAATATGAATGTTATTTTTTTTTATTTTGTTGAGAAATTTTTTATTATCTGGAACATGATTAATTATCAAAATATAATTGGCATAATTTTTGAGATTTTCAATACAATTATTAAACATTTTAGGCAAGATTTTATCATGAACGATCATCCAAAATGTAAGGCTATTTTTATTTCCAGGAATAGATTGTATTTTTTCCTCTTTAATATCCGTCATTGGCCCGATATTTTTTCTACTAATGACGGATATAGTATCATCTATTGGTTTATTAGTAGGATCAATATGAACAACAGATTCCTTAATCTCATTTTTTTGATCAGAAGTAGAAATTTGCACATTTTTATGGGGTTTTTCTACCTCTTCAGCCTTGTTTATTAGGCCAATATTAATCCTAGGTCTATAAAGTTGGATATCCCATTTAAATTTACCATCAATATTAATTGTATTATAATATTTGTCCAATAATATAATTTTGGATGTGTTTAACTGGTATATGATCAAAGGTTCTCCCAAAGCATAACAGATATATTTTTCTTGCGCCATCAGAAGAAGATCATTAATATTGTTTTTAAACGATTTTAACAATTCCGGACAAATGTCTGGTTTAATCAGATAAGCAAAATTACCATAAATATTATGGGCGGATACATATTCTTTATCAGAAAAACTGCCAAAATAGCCCAAAAATATGATTTTCCAGTCAGTAGGAATTTTTCCCAAAATGCTCAATTTTTCTATAAATTGGACATGGAAAAGTACGTTTTCTTCCAGGACCAATGCCTTTTTACCAGAACGGCTGATCATTTCAAGTATTTTATAATGAGAAATACTTTTAAGATAGTCCATAAAATTAATCCGTAGATACTGATGTTTTATTAGATGGTAATATTCTGTTTGGAAGGTTATCGGATTATCGGAAGGATAAATATCTAATATAGGTGCACTAAAATATTTTAGATCATCCTGGAAGTTCTGGACAATGGAAGATTTTTCGTTATGAACAATATATATTTCTTCTATAATAGGCTCCATATCTTACAATATAATAATTTGGAAGGCCCCGAGAACGAAATAGTCTATATGGATGGCGTCCCTGCGTCCGTGTATCAGACGATATTCAGCCCTTGCGGCCAGCCGGATGATGCATAGGGCCTTTCGATCATCGACCCTACGCACGATCCTTTCCATTATACTGATGATAACATCACTACTTTTAACATTAGTTATAAGTATATTATAGATCCATTTTTTGATCTCCCCCATTTTAAAATTGGTGTTATGTTTATCATTGAATATAAACTCTACAATTTGATCATAGGCATCTTCCAGGATATTCCTAATAGGACATCCATACCTAAGCTTTTCGAGCCGCCAGACCGCCTGCTTGAACGGTAGGCTGAATATTTCAGCCGGCGGATCTAAGTTCTCCCGGAGGGCTATCTCGAAAACGGTCCGAAAGACATTATCTTTCGAGGGGGCCGGAACCCTAATCACATGACAACGACTACGTAAAGGTTCTATTATTTTAGAAAGATTATTGCAAAGCATAATGAAACGACATCCCCGGATATAAATTTCCATGGTCCTACGTAGGGCCGCTTGTGAATTGACCGCCAAATTCTCCAGATGATAGATAACAATAGTTTTAAACTGACAACGACTTTGGACCAAAGGTTTATAACGGACATATTGTTTAATTATATTTTGGAGCAAGTGCTTATCATGGTTTGTACCCGTAGGTTCCACAATAATATGATGATTGCTCTGGACTAATTGTATTGACTTTTTGGCACTAGCACCGGCCACATTATATTTAACATTGTCCACATTATATACAGATGGACCATAGAGTGTTCCCAAAAAAACCTGCAGGAGCGTCTTTTTTCCCGACCCGGACGGCCCCGTAATGATCAAATGGGGCAGATTTTTTTGTTCTGCTAAAAATAATAGTTGCACTAGTATATCCCGGTTGAACCGAAAATCTCCAATATTTTTTGGACGGTATTTTTCAAATAGGAACATATTATGGGAAAATAGTGTTAATTTTTCAAATAGATACTTCAAATTTTAAAAATATTATTATTCATAGCAATATGAGAATGGCCTTCTTGGCTAAAATATTGCCTATAGATATGTATCAATTCGATTGGCATCTTAAAGATTTATATTCTAAAAGATCAAAAGTGTAAAAAAACAAATCCTATTAGTTTATATTTATAAGTCACTTATGACTAATAAATACATAATGTTCCTACAAATAGTTATTAAAAAAATGGAATATATTATGGCTGGCCGTAAAATAGATCAGTCGTCCCATGTGAACTAAGAAATCAAGTTGTCATTAATTACCAAAAAATCTCATGAATTATGTGTT